CTCGCATCCGCGCCTGCAAGAAGCGGACCATCGGCTGGACCTGCAAGCAGTCCTGCTCCGCCGGGATGTGGCTGATGAGCCAATGCGACGAGGTCTTCGTGTCCCCGTCTTCCGTCGTCGGCTCCATCGGTGTCTACATCCCGATTTACGACATGAAGGCCGCTTACGCCGAGGAAGGCATCACCGTCGACCTGATCAAGGCCGGCTGGGCCAAGGGTGCTGGCTACACGGGTACGTCGATGACCCCCGAGCAGCGTAAACTCTTCCAAGACGACGTCGACGAGATGCACAAGTGGTTCATCATGGACATCAAGGCCGTCCGTACCTACGCCGACGAAGCCGATATGCAGGGTCAATGCTGGTCCGGCAAAAAGGGCGCGGAGAAGAGCCTGGTCTCCGGCCTGATGAACACCTTCGACGACCTCCTCATGGCCATCGACCCCGAGGAGTACGCCATTTACGAACGCGCCGAAAAGCAGGTGCCTTCCACCGGCCCCGCCGGCTACGCCAAGGCTGCTGACGTCTCGCCCGAGCAGGGTGACGACAAAGACGGCGTCCCCCCGATCTCCGACGACAAGAAGAAGAAAAAGAAGAAAAAGAAGAAGCCCGACGGCACGGACTCGGATGAGGATGAAGACGAGGACGAAGCCGACATTCCCGATGACGGATGCCCCCCCGTGGACACCGACTGCAAGCCCAAGGCTTGACACTTGGCTAAATCCAAGATGACGCTCGAAGAACGCCTTAACTCGCTGAAGGAAGCTTTCACCGGCAAGACCGCTGAGGTCGAAGCCAAGGCCAGCGAAGTTGCCTCCCTGTCCGCCAAGGTCGATGACCTGACGGCTGCGATGTCCGCTAAGGACGCCTCGCTCGCCGAGTTCGCCGCCAAGGTCGATGACCTGACCGCCAAGCTCGCCGCCGCTGATGAAATCCGCGCCAAGGCCGAAGCCCAGGCGAAGGAAATCACCGCCTCGCAGGAAACCGCCGGCAAGAAGGCCGCTGCAATCGCCGCCTCCGTCGGCGTCACCCCCCTTGAAGTCACCCCCGCCGAAGTCGCCGCTACCTCCAAGAGCGACGAGGATATCTCCGCCGAGTGGGTGGCCCTCAAACAGAAGGACGGCAAAGCCGCCTCTGATTTCTACAGCAAGAACCGTCCGGCCATCCTCCGCGCCGCCGGCCTTCGCTGATCCTTTCCCTCTCCAACCCAACCTAACTCCCTACTATGTCTAACAGCATTGGTGGATTGACCCTCCAGCTCGTCGCCGAAGAGTCCCTCCGCACCCTCGTCCCCGAACTCGTTCCCCTGACGGAAATCGCCGTCACCGACTTCGGCAACTACGTCGCCGAGCGCGGCACCACGGTTCACACCCGTTACGCCGACGCCTTCACGGCCACGACCTTCAACCCGGCTAACGGATTCGTCCCTGCTTCTGCCACCTCGACCGATGTCCCCGTGACCATCGCCGACCTGAAGTATGTCGACGTCGCCTTCACCGACTACGAAGCGTCCACCCTCAGCCTGGAACGCCTCCGTCGCCTCTTCTTCGCTCCGATCGCCAACGCCGTCCAGAAGTCCCTCTTCGACGAAGTCCTCTCCAAGGTGACCGCCGCTAACTTCGCCTCCGAAGCCTACTCGGGTGCTACCTCTGGTTTCAACCGCATCGCCGTTGCGAACGCCGCCAAGAACCTGACCAAGGCTAACCTGCCTCACATCGGTCGTAAGTTGCTCCTTAGCCCTGACGCTATGGGCCAGCTCGTTCAGGATGCCTCCGTCGCCCAGACGTTCTCCTACGGCAACAGCGATGTCATCCAGAACAACTCGATCAGCAAGAACCTCCACGGTTTCAGCGTCTCCGAGTACAACGGTTTCCCGACCTCCGGCACCGCCTTCACCGAAGGTCTCAACGGCGTCGCCTCCTGCAAGGAAGGTCTCGTCATCGTGACCCGTGTTCCTGCTACCCCGACCACCGGCGGTGGCGAACAGATGGTCGTTCAGGACCCGGACAGCAAGTTCTCCTTCGCTCTCCGCTACTGGTACAACTGGCAGGCCGGTCAGCACAATATGTCTGCCCTCTGGCTCGTCGGTTCGGCTGTCGGTAACCCGAACGCCCTCCAGCGTATCAAGTTCAGCTCGTAACCTTTCGGGGGAGTTTAAAATCCCCCAAAGCGACAATGCGAAGCCCTCTCCCCGCGCCACGGGGGGAGGGTTTCTTATTTTGACAATGGGCTAAACCCATGTCGGGAATCACGGACGAATGGGCTGTAGACGCCTCGGAAATCCTTTCCGAGATCCCTAAGGCCGTGACCGTTAAAAACGTCCCAGGCGGGACGCCAGTACCCTTAAACGCCCTGATGTCGCAGCCGGCCATCATGCAGGACTTGGAAACGGGGGGCTTTATGAACCAGACCTCGTTCGACATGAAATTCCTGCGGACGGACGCCGCCGCCAACCCGGGGCTGATCGCCTTCGGGAATGTGGTGGCTTATGGGGGTCAGGAGTTCCGCATTATGACCGTGACGGACCGCACCCCCTCCGCCTGGGTCATCGTCAAAGTCCAGACCAAGGTTCAGTAATGGCCCAAGTGGTCACAGTCGCCAAGGGCGTCAAGGTGGACTACACTCAGTTCGCCAAGCACCTAGCCCTGTATGCGATGGTCATGCGTAAGTCTTCCGAGGAAATCGTGAAGCAGCAGTCGCGCCTATTCGCCAAGGATATGTGCGACTTCACGCCTCCGTTCTCAGGCTCCCAGCCATCGATCAGCAAGGGCGGAGAAGGCGGCTTCGGAAATAAGGCACGAACGAAGGGAAGGAACTCTGTCAGCCGGGATGTCCGCAAGATTTTCGCGCCATTGGCCCAAGCTCCCGCAGCAGGGGTGGCCGCTGCCGGCAATGTAGGCATTCTATCCGCATGGGTAGGTGCCAAGGCTAAACTTCCCCCTCCCCATTATCCTGACTATATCTTCAAGATGGTCGCACAGGGACGAGTCTTAGGCCAAGGCGAATTCGATTATTTCAAGCAAGTTGAGTCCAAGAAGGGAACGCCTAAGACTCGCTTTATGATGGGGACAAATGAAGCCGCCATCAAGTCCATCCACGAACGCCGGCGCGGCAAACCTTCCTATAAGGTCTACGAGACCGCAAAGACCGAAAAGGTATATGTGGACAACTGGAAGCCAGTTGAGTCCTACATCAAACGGGTCCAGCAGCGCGTCGGCAGGCTCAAGTCTGGCTGGTACTACGCTGGCCTGAAACTAGGCCGTATGCCCACCTCCGCCTGGATTATGAACCAAGGTGCCGGAACCTCAATTTACCAGCCTAGGCTCGGACGCCCAGACCCAACAATCAAGCTCGGCTCGACCGTAGGCCGCAACTACAGCCAAGGCTACCACTTCATGCGGATGGCCATGAACCACCGGGCCTTTGCCATGCGTGTGGCCATCCTCAAGCATTTGCAAGCCCCGCGCAACCACGGTAAACTCATCGACGTGGTCAACCGACTCCAAGGCTTCACCCTTACCAACACACCATGATGTCCAACCCTACCTTCTTCAGTTTCCGTACCGTCCTTGAGAACAGGGTGGCCGGCTACCTCGCACCGCTGTTTCCAGGCGTCGCCGTCCATAAGGGCGTGACCGACGACATCCGGGTCATCCCGATCATCATCGCCCACGCCGAGTCCAGCAGCAACATCGAAGACCTCGGCTCCCAGACCCTCGGAAATTACAAAGCGACCCTAAAAATCTATGTCTACTCGTCCGCCGACGACGAGACGCTGGATACCCACCGGGCTAGGGTCGTCGAGGTGATTGGGGCCATGCGCGACGTGCCGGCCCTGAAAGCCCTCTGGAACCCCGTTACCGACGGCCAACTGTACGACCTGTGGATTGAAAACGACGAGGAAGGCATGAGCCAGCGACGCTACGGCAATGTGCTGGAATTCACCGTCTGGGGCGTAATGCCCCCGTCCCCTTGACACTTGGCTAAACCCATACGACTATGGCAGCAATCGACTTCGGCGTAGCACACTTTTACGGACTTTATGGCACGGTCTCCTATGCGACCCTCCAGTCCGACTCCCTTTCCCAGACCTTCAAGCTCGACGTTGAAGTCGCCGACGAAGAAGGCCGTGTGATCACGGACCGCCTGGATGACCTCTTTCAGGAAATCACCCTTGAAGGCGTCCTGAAGACTGGCACCACCCCGGAACCCGGTTCGCGCTTCACCTATCTCGGTATCTCTTGGATTCTGAAGTCCCTTGAAGACAAGGGTACGAACAAGGATTTCCGCAAGGTCAGCATCAAGGGCGTCAAGTATCAGGAAATCGCCTAATAGGGCAGCATCCACGATGGATGCTCGCTACCTACAGGCTACGACCGTCCTGCCCCGCCAAGATAAGGTGTGCGGCAGGACGCTTCGTCCTTTCTGCCTGCGTCACCGCATCGCCCTTGAGGCCATCGAGTCGCCGTTCCTCGACCCGGAGAAGTACGAGTTTAACCCGGTGCAGGTCGTCATGGCTGCGCGGATTCTGTCGACCTACGACAAACATGAGATGGGACGTCCCCTTTCATACATCGAGAAAATGTACATCGCCCGCATGGCGATCAGCAAGAAGTACTACTCGCGCTGCATTGGTGTCATCCTAGGCTGCATCAAAGTCTCCCTGTCTTACCCCAAGTTCTGGAAGAAGGATGATAAGAATAAGGAGAATAAGAAGTACGAAGATATCCCGTTCCCGCTCTCCTGCGTATCCAACCTCTGCCGTAACGGCGTCAGCCTGGAGGAAGCATGGACGATGCCGGAGGGCGAGGCCGTCTGGATGTCCGTCGCCAGCGCAATCTACAACGGAGCTAAGATTGATATCCTTTCCTCTGAGCAGGAGAAAGATTTAGAGAATTTCGACGAACGTATTGAAGCCTACAAAAAGGCGAACAACCTACCCTAACACCGATGGCCGACCTATCAGTAACAATTGGACTAGACCAGACTGAGCTGGAGAAGGGCTTGGCTGGAGCCGGCAAATCCATCGGGAACATGGGAAAGGGAGGTATGCAGAATCCTTTTGCCGCCACCGCCAAGGAGTTCAGCACCATGCAAGGAATCGGAACAATGATTGCCGGACCTATCGGCGGATTGGTCGGTGCGTTCTTCGACGCCTTCGGTGGAATGCTTTCTGCCGCGCTTTCTAAGATCAAGGAAATCGTAGACTACGCAAAGCAGATTCGCCTGGCCTCAATTTCCACCGGCCTTTCCATCGATCAGATTCGTCAGGTCGAGGCCGTCGGTCAGGCGTTCGGAGTCAGTCTACAAACAATGGTAAAGTCTGCGGTCGAGTTCACGCGCCGCATGGGCGAGGCTCGCATAAAGGGCGGCGAGCTGACCAACATCCTCGCCAAGATGGGCGTCGGAATGGACGAGGTCGCTGATGGTACTTTTAATCATCAAAAAGCAATGAAGATGCTGGCCGACTCTTACGCCGCTGGAACGGACGAAGCCACGCTGCTTTACTACGGCACGAAGATGTTCGGAGACTCCTTCAAGGAACTTCTTCCGATCATCAAGGCTGGCTCAAAGGCCATCGATGAGGCTGCTCGTAGTTATTATAACGCCGGGAAAGAAGAAACATCCGCTGCCGCCAGACTCGGAGACTTTTTGGTAAATATTGGACGGTCCTTCAAGAATATGCTAATTGATTTGGTCGGAGGATTCCATGCAATCATGGAAGACTTGGCACAAATGTTAAAAGAAATCATGGACCCGGGTTTCTGGAATCCTTTTGAAAATTTTAAAGATAAGATTGCCCGTCAAATCAGGAACTCTCCTGAATACATGACTAACGAGGAACTCAAGGAGCGAGTCTTGAAGTTCTACCCCAAGAATCTGCGCGATGCGGCGGCGGCGGAAATCGACGAACAACTAAAGGGTAAGGGCAAGGTTCTCTCCCCCTTCGGTATGGCCGAAGCCGGCGCGGCGTCCCAGATGCAGCAGATGGGCGGAGGCGACATCTTCGGAGCCTTGGCCTTCACCCCCCTTGAGCGAATCGCAACTGCGACCGAAGAGACCGCCCAGAATACCAAGCCTGGAGCGGAATCTAGTCCGCGCACCCCTGACGTACTTCTACGATAATGCCTTCCCTAACAGTAAAGCCTTTCGGCAATAACCTCGTAAGTCCAATCCCACAGCCGGGTTGGCAAATCGAGGCCGATGGATTCGGTCTGCTCCAAGCTCAGGTCAAGTTCAAGTGGGATGCCGCCCAGGCGAACAACTTCACGACTACCTTCGCCAAGGGTACTACTTTTCAAAGCCTTGTTCCGGGGGCACCTTCCAAATTCTCCAACCTGAAAGTATGGAAGTCGAACATGGTATACGATAAGGCCAATGTCCTTACCGTGACCGCCGACTTCTGCGGCATCGATCCTGACATCAGCGGAGGCACCAAGACGATTACTCAGGTCATCATGTCTGGTTCTACGGCTTCCGAGCCTATCGAGCATCATCCTAACTTCCTTAAAGTCTTCTGCCCTACTGGTTCACCAGTTCTTAGCAAAGTACTTGCAGGATTTCCTTCCGCATCTGGATGGGATCCAAATCCTGTCACCAATCCGAACCGCGCCCTTTGGCGTCCGGCTGTTGCCGCAGGTGGTGCCACCCAGGCGTTCCAGTTCGTCGGTTTCTTGCCCAATCAAAAAGAGGCGGAACTGGCCCAAGGAGGAATCAACATCAAGGCCGGCATCAAGAACTACTACAAGCCGTCGAACACCCTGCGCTGTTTGTTTTATGTGAGCGATGAGACGGTTGCAGTAACATATGCCTCCTATGTTGGTTGGAATACGAATGGAGGATTGTATAGTCTCCCTTCTGCCTACATTGGACTTGCCACGGGCCAGTACGGCGGCTCTTTCATCTACACGGCTGAATTCCTCGCTAAGATTAACCGTGGATTCCTAGTCACGGCTTGCTCCGTCGAGCAGTTCGGCGGCATCTGGAAGGTGACTGCTGACCTGATGCTTTCTGGTATCTCCGGCTGGGACAAGGACGTCTATCCTGCAATCGGAAACCAGTAATGCGTTCCATCTCTGGATTTAACAGCGGATCGCTCGACGGCTCATTCGCTGCCGGACAGCCCATCTCGGCCAACGCGCTGAACCAGCTCGCCGGATCGGCTGACAAGTCCAGGCCGATGATGTCTAATGACATCCAGTTCATGTCAGGCATGGGTGGTGTGTCTTTTGGATTAGGCCAAGAGACGGTCGACGCACCGACTGTATTCCCTTGGCAGTTGAAGGACAACGGAGACGATACCTTTTCGGTATACCCGTCGACCATCAATAGCATCATCCCTTGCATCGGTAATATCGGTTCGCAGAACCTTCTGACGTCCCGGTCGGACCCGACCCCCCGCGCCGCCTACGTCTGGAACTCTGAAGGCGAATGCTACATCTACCTCAAGGCCGGCCCGCAGATGGATGGGCAGCTCGCCATCTGGCCCTCCTCTGATTTCACTACCACACAATACCCCACCATCAAGGGGTATAATGCGAAGCAGAATGACAGCGATAGTTTCGGACATATCCTGATTGCAATGGCCCAGAAGGACAAGAACGCACCCACGACGCCTCCGCCTGCCGTCTCATTCATCCAGTTCATTTCAAACCCGGTCTGGTCTGAAAGACATAAATTCTCCCAACCGAACTCTGCGTTTTATTACTTCTACCGAGTATGATTTTTGTCAATGGTAGTCCTGTATATATGCGCGGGAGGTTTTACGGCCTTCAGTCGATTCCTTCCGTACCTGACGAGCCGCCGAAAAACCGTCCCATCATCATTTACGGAGAGTTTACCTCCGGCCCGTTCACATCTAAGTCTACGGAACAGTTCACGATCAGCGAAAACCTGACGCGCAATATCACGCTTAACCCGATTACTTTCGGTAACAACCTTGAGGTCGGCTGGATTGTCTATATCTACGGTGGGAATCAGACGGCGACTTCCAATACGGTGATCGAGCTGAAGATTCAGGAAGCACTCAATATCAACATCCAGACTGGCCGGACATTCAGGGCCGACCAAACAATCAGCCTAGTGCTTCGGTCAGACTCCCAAAAGAATATGCAAGGGGTCGTAAGGACTTACAACAATCAGACTGGCGTAATGGTGCTGGACGTGACTTCGTTCAACGGGACTGGTTCCTACCCGATTGGTCCGATTGACCTGTGGGATATCACCGTCACGGGCAACGAAGCGATCAGCACCGACTATATGCTCGCAAGGGTGAACTCGGTGGACCTGACGACGGACCCGCTGCATCCTATCATCAATGTCACGGCCTACCAGGCGGGCGGTTCCGGCACCTATAACGATTGGACCATCTTCCCCCAATGGAACAGGGCTTTCAACTATGTCAGAAACGAGAACCTCTCCGCCTACGAGGCTTCAACGGGTCCGTCTACTGACGGTCTATTTGGAGGAATCTACGGCGCGATCTTTGAGGCTTTTCAAGGTCAAAGCACCAGCCAGTTTGTCGATACTTCAAACCCTCCATATATCATCTCTAATTACACCGAGAAGTCCGTAAAGGGAGCTGCTTCCGTAATGGAGGACGAATACGCAACCAACCGACCTTATCTAAAAAGAAAGGTAAGAAGCAGTTGGGCAATGGAGACGAATACCGAAACCACGACGATTACCTATGACAGCCAAGGTGAGCCGACTTATGTGACGGTCACGGAAAACTCCAGTTCCCCATTGGAGGTAGATTATACGTTCAGCGACGCTGACTTTAACCCATCCGATACGGCCAACTACACGCCGGGTGCTGGTGCCTTTTACGTCAACGGCGAACTGGTGGGATTCCCCACCCCAAGCACTTATTCAAGGAACAATCTTGGAGAAGGTTCTCTGAACTATATTTCCCGTGACTTTTTCCAGCAGAACGAACAGTACTACCCAGACGGCCCGGAACAACCTCCGTCGTACCGACCTATCCTGATCAAGGTCATCACCAAGGGCATTGCTGGCGGGTCTAACCCGGCAAAACCCGTCTCAGATTGGTTCTTCTGGCTGGATTGACATACGGCTAAACCCAAACGGCGAACCTATGTCCTGCACCACCCATGAGTTTAAGCAGGGCCAAACCTTTTCAGGAGTGGCCAACTACACCCCCGAAGCGGGGTGGCCTGCCAACCTGACCGGCGTCACCATCCACTCCGCGCTGCTGGATGCCCGCAATAAGAAGCATTATTTCACGGTCACCCTGAACAGCCCGACCCAGTTCACCATGTCCTACGAGAATACGCAGGACTGGAACCATGGGACGGCCTACTGGGACATCCAGTTCATTCAAGGCGACGTGACCTTCTACTCCGAGACGATCCGTATCGCCATCCTACCCAACGTCACCCCTAACCCGGTTCCCGCCGGGGCTACCAACTAATGGCCCTTACCATCAGCATCAACCAGGCGGCTTCCTTCACGGTCGACATCAATGTCCCCGGCCCGCAAGGCCCGGTCGGACCCGCCGGCCCCGCTGGACCCCAAGGCTTGATTGGCCCTCAGGGCATCCAAGGCGAGCAGGGCAACCACGGCATTCAGGGCGTCCAAGGCATCCAAGGTATCCAAGGGGTCAAGGGTGATAAGGGCGACGAAGGGCAAGCTGGGATTCAGGGTCCGATTGGAGCCACCGGCCCGCAGGGTCCGCAAGGCGTCGCCGGCGAGAACGGCGCGACCGGCCCGCAAGGCCCGCAAGGCGAGACTGGTCCTATCGGCCCGACCGGCCCGCAGGGCATCCAAGGTATCCAAGGTATCAACGGCGACAAGTACGCTACGACCTCGACAACGAGCCTTCTAATCGGCAACGGGATTAAGACTCTGACTGTCGCCACGGGACTGGCCTACTCCACGCAGCAGAGCATCATCGTCGCTTACGACAACTCCAACCATATGCACGGCGACGTGACGAGTTATGACTCGGTCACCGGCGTGATGGTAGTCGATATCAAGAATCACACGGGCGCGGGAACGTACGCAGCCTGGTCGGTAAATCTTGAAGGCGCGGCGGGCATCCAAGGGCCGCAGGGTATCCAAGGTGTGGCAGGCGAGACTGGCCCCGCCGGCCCGACTGGCCCGCAGGGTCCGACGGGTGCTACTGGAGCCACGGGGGCGACTGGCCCTCAGGGAGATGCGGGGGCGACTGGCCCTCAAGGTCCGCAAGGCGATCAAGGTCCGCAAGGCATTCAAGGCATCGAAGGCCCGCAGGGCATTCAGGGCGAGCAAGGCGTCCCCGGACCTGAGGGTGATGCGGGAGCGCAGGGCGTCGCAGGCGTCGGCGTCCCAGTCGGCGGTACGGCGGGTCAGGTGCTGTCGAAGATTAACGGAACGGACTACAATACCGAATGGGCCACGCCGTCGGCGAGCTGGTCTGGCGGTGCGATCACCAGCCCGATCACCTACGCTTCGGGAGACAATACTTCGACCTTTGCTTCGACTCTAATCGACGTAACCAAGACGGCCGCATCGGCTGGACTTCCGTTCAGGACCACCAACATCGACGGAGATCGGCTGATCGTTTCCTATCAGTATGACGACTATGGGGTGACCCGTACCGATGCGGCCTTGTATAACTACAAGGGGTTTAGCTCATCCCGGTCAAGTAGCTCGGACGGTTACACATTTGATGTCGGCTATACCACGCCCGGAAGCATTACCTATACCTCGACCAATATGGGTAGCCCATCGGGGGCCATGTATATCACTCCCGGATACATCACCTTTTCTTC